TTAGTTAAAACAAAAGGTATTGATGAACCAATGTTAGATGATGTTACTGCATCAGATGTAACAAACTGATAATCTGTTCCATTTACAGTAGAGTTAAATATCGTCCCAGCTGGCATAGTTGCACTAGTTACAGAAGTTGTGTTTAACGAAACATTAACTGTCGCAACCGCAGCCCTAGCAGAGTTAGGAATATACCCTAAAGTTTTTGCATGAGAAACTACACTTGACCTAAGAGATGCGCTGTCTAGAAACATCTCGTTTGCTAACATGTTTGCATTGAAACCCAGATAGTGAGTATTGTATGCAAGAACATCTAGTAGTGCGTTCATTCCAGAACCTTCGAAATCATAATCCGTAAATTCTGTTTGTCCAGATAAAAAAACTTTAAGGTTATTTTTGACCTCATCAAAGTCAAACTCTGTTACATTTAATCTTTTTGTGTTTATTGCCATTATCGCAATCTCTCTAATAGTATGGTTAGGTCTACTAACTCAGTTGGAGCATTTAAAACATAAAATTCTATAGTCAACTCATACGCATTACGATCTATGTCTGGTGTTGATTTAACACCGACCAATTGTGCTCTTGGTTCATATTCGGTTATAACATCTTCTACCTTTCTGGTTAAAAGATGTGCAGAAATAGGAGTCATTAGTTCAAACAATATCTCTCTTACCCCACAACCGATTTCTGGGTGAAAAGGTTTTTCGTAGTGGTTAGTTAATACTAGATTGCGGATAGAACGCTTTACAGCTGTAATGTCTGTTACTTTTTCAATATCAGATTTTGCACCGCTTACTGTTACTGCACCATCACTATCTTTTGAAGACAACTTCTTTTTTGTAAAGAATAAGTCCAAGTCTTTATATTGACGAACATTACGTTCAATATCGTTAAGAGCTTGAGCGTCTTTAAATGATGTTGGTGTGGGCATACTGTACTCCTTTATCTATTTATAACAATACTTCACCAATTGTTTATTTAATTTTATCCTATAAGTTCATCATAATTTGGCTGACCTTGAGCATCATCCAACATCGCACTAAAAAGAAAATCCATGTTAACCGTATCACCACTTGAAACATTTGTTACAACAGTATACTCATTACCGTTTATGTGTTTATAAACACCTGTCTTTTGTTTAACTAAAGTGCCACGATAATCAGCAGTCTCAGAATTTTTCACAGATATTGCTTCTACAACTCCACTTGCCCCATAGTCTTTGTTTTCATCATCAATCAATTTATTTAAAAGAATAAGGTCTATTTTATTTTTGTCATCTTGTTTAGGACTTCCTTTATCTTTAACTCTTTCTTCATTTCCATCAAATGTTGGGTCATAGTTGTCGTTGTATTGGTATGATACTTTGTAAATGAACTCGTCTTTTTTTCCTGTTATCTTATCAGGTTTTGCTCCTGTTGCATCATATTGGTGTCGTCTAGTCCAAATACCATTTGCAAAAGTGCCATCTGCTAAAGGTGCATTTCCGTTTGAGTCTGCCCAACCTATTAAAATTCTACCACTTTTATCTACCGAAAATACATCTAATGATTTAGCAATATTTCCTGCAGCTCGTATATTTCTTGTTCTACTTTTTCCTGATGGTCTTCCTCTAACTCCTATAAGTTTAACAGGTTTATCAGATAATGTAATAATATCAATTTCAACTGTTCCACTATTACCATCAGCATCTGTCCACGATCTAGTTTCTGTTTTTATTGTACTTGGACTATCTTTTGTTGCAGATTGAGTTACTCTTTCTTTTTTGTGAGTAGGTCTTCTAGAAAATCCATGTGGAGCTACATTATATCTTATGACTGTTTCTCCACCACCTGTTGTAGTAATTGTTTGACTACCATCTGAAGCAGTAGTAACAGTAGTAGTAATGGTTGCACCATCTTCTCTAACTTCTGTAGTTTCTATAGAATTATTATCAGCATTTTCATCTGGAGTATGCGTGATAGTAACTTCTTTAGCTTTTGTCGCAACTGCAAACGCTCCTTTATTTTCTGTTGGAAGAACTTTAGGTGTATCTCTTTCAAACTCTTTTAACTCATCAGCTTTTGCTTTAATATCTTCTTCAAGTTTTGGATTACTTAATACTGTAGACACCTCTTCTTTTACAGTATCTACAGTTGGTTGTAGAACCGCAGATGCTTTTTCAAATGCAACTCCACCAGCTGCAGGCAACTCAAAGTTTGGAACAACATCTTGAATTCTTGTTGCAACACCTTTTGCATCTGCAAGAGCAGTAGTTGCTGATGCTTGAGATGAAAGTGCAGATACAGCTGAAGTAGTTGATGCAGATAAATCATTAATTATTTTTGTTGGGTTTGGAACATTGCTTCTGTCATATTTTAAAGAAGCGTCAAACGCAGTATCCAAAGAAGAGGTTGCAGTTTCTTTTGCACTAGCTAATGCTGAAGTTGCAGAGGTAAGATTTGAAGCTGCGGTTGAAGCTGCAGCCTGAGCCGCAGTTGCATTTGTAGTTAAAGTATCTAAGTCAAACCCACCAGCAGTAAGTCCATCTCCAAATTTTGTTTTTAGTTCTGTTTTTTTAGCTGCAAAATCTAATTGACCTGCAACAGTAGTTTGATCAATATTAACAAGTGAAGACATCTCTGATTGCAAATTTACATTCGGCAACTCTGGAATCTCAGGAACTAAATCTCCAAGTTTCCCCTTTAAATCTTCTACAACAGAAGTGTTTAGTGTGTTCGCAAGAGTAGACGCATCTAGTTCAAGTCCAGCAGCAACTTCACCTTTTATAGAATCAAACTTACTAAGAACTTCATTAAATTCTGGACTTGCACCTGCTAAGTTTGGTGTTTTAAAATCTGCCATACATATCTCCTATGCCACTGGCGCCAGTGTGTTGCCTTGTGCAGTAGCATCTGCACCAGTATCAGATTGAGAATGAACATGTGTTGTAAGAGCAATATTTGTTCCACCACTATTTTTAGCAGTAACCTCACTGCCTGTTCCAGAAAACGTAAGTGTTCCAACACCTGTGGATGTACCTGTAAATGTTGTTTCAGCTTTAATTGTCATATCGTTTGCTGACTTCATATTTAATTTTCCACCAGACTTATAAGACATAATTCCAGAAATAGTAGTTGTTGATAAATGGTCTGATGCTATTAAGTCTATACTTTTAAGAGATGTTATTGCGTAGTCATCGACAATGTTAAGAGTGCTTGTTCCGTTCACAACTCTAGTTTCATTTTTATCAATGACAATATCCACATCTTCTTTGACTCTGCCTTTGACGTTTTGCATTACTTGAAAAGAATGGTTGCCGTTAATTTCTTCTTCACGATTACCACCACCTGTTCCAGCTCCAACTTTAACTCTGTGGTTCTTGTGTATTTTCTGTGTGTAATTACCTTCTACCTCAAGGTGGTAGTCTCCTTTTATAAGTTCTCGTACTGTTCCAAGTGTTGTAATATTAACATCACCTTGTATATGTATCTGAGACTTTCCAACAACAATCTCATAGTTGTCACCAACAATTTTTACAACCTTTGAACCGTCTGGATGTATTTCTTCAAACGTGCCTGCACTGTGTTGTGTAAACAATCGTTCAGCGCCAGGCGAATCGTCTATTTCTTTTATGTGTCCAGCTTCACTTTCGAAAACATGATTGAATGGATAGGCTGCGGAAATGTATGGGTTCTCATCTTTTTGAATTGACTTGGGTTGTGGTTCTTCGAAGAAACCGCGTTCTTCTTGAACTGCAAAATCAGATGTAGCTAAAAGATATGGTTGTGTTGCAGTAGGAACACCTGTTCCTTTTTGATCTGTTTCTTCACTGTCATCGTCAACTCCAACTGTAGGATCAACAATTGTTGGGTCGCCACGCAAACGATTACGTCTTCGTGCTAAAAGGGAGTTGTGTGACTCTGATGCTCTGCCTCTACCTAGTCTGCTAGTATCGGGTTCTCCAACTTCGTGACCAGATTTAGTAGTATAAAAATCTCCATCAACAGGATAAGAACCATAGATCGGATGACCAAGATATTCTTCTTGTGGACTTTCTGGGGAACGAGGATCGTTAAATCCAACTTGAGGGTCAGCAGCTGCTTGAGGTGTGCCAGGCAAAGTACCCATGATTACTGGTTGTTGTTTTTCTCCAGCATCTCTAAAGAAACCAACCACCCAACTACCTTCAACGAGAAAAGATGGGGAGTTGCCAAGACCATGCATAGCCGCATCTGTAACAGGATGCATAACGTGAGCCCACGGCAAGTCTGTCGTTGGCACTTCAACTATACTATCTGAATGAAACCCTAAACACCGAACTCTAGCCCTACCAAGTTGGTCTGGATCGTTTCTATCTTCTACAACACCTACGAACCAGACAAACCCATCTTGGCCCATGAAATAACCTTGTTCCGCCATAATAATCCTTTACTAACAGTTTTTACTATTTATAAGGATTGTGTGAAAAGGTTATACTGGGCCTTCAGTTTGTTGTTTTATCATTTCTGAATAGCCAACTTTGCCAATCAGTTCATATTTCTTTGCAACTTCTTCACGACCAGCTTTCAAACGACTAGTCATCCAATAAGGATTGAGTCCTAAATTGCCAGCAATGATAATTCTTTCATGGTCGCATTGATGTTTAGGTACAGAATGTTTTACCCAGCCAGGAAACATCACCATTGTATTTTTCTTAGGAACAACAGCTTGCATAGCATCTGGAAACACTAACGGCGCACACGAATCACAACAATCAACATTGTATACCCAACTCCAAATAGATGGCCAATGGTCATGAGGTTTTGTCCAATCACCTTTTGTATAACTTGCAGTCCAACAATCATACGGCATAAGGAATACTTTATTGGGAGAGTTCTCTGTTCCAAGATGTACTGCGTAATCACACAACTTCATAAACTCTGAATTGTGTTCGTGCATAAACCACGAACTCATAGATGCTTGTACGTTAGTTTTTCTTTTTTGTATATCCTCAAAATCATAACAAAGATTTATTAATTCTTTTGTTGCACTTGATTCGGGAACAACAGATTTGATAATAGGAAGATTAGAAGTAAATGAAACCGAAGCTGGATTAGTAGCAAGTTGACGTTCTTTGCGTTCTTCTACTTCCTTTTCTTCTTCTAAACTATTTGCAAGTGATTTTAGTAAACTCATTTTATAGGTCTTTCTTGAGGATACCAATACCAGCCTGTTGTGATATACTTGTCGTGGGTATGTACAGGGTTGCCTCTATGTTGATACATCCATGCAGAAGGGAATATAACACCCACTCCTTTTTTTGGTTGTATTCTTATTTTCTCATATAAAAACTCTGTCTCACCTTCACCATCTGGTAAGTCATTTAAATAGATTGTCCACACAAGAGCTCTGTTTGCATCTGCACAGTGAGAATTTTCTGCGTGAAAATTATGAAACCCACCACCCATAGGCATCGTTCTTTGTACTTTAGTTTCTGGTGATATAAGACTTCGCGCTCCACGATATACAATAGGAAACTCTAAAAGATATTCTCGCAACATATCCATTTTTACTTTTTGGATAGTTGGATAAAAAGAATCTTTTTCATCCATCCACATTTGTTTGTCTTTGCGAGTTATGCGGTTAGCAATCGTAGTCTTGCCAATATGGTCATCACGCTCAAACCATTCTATAAGGTC